ATGGCTGCAACCGACTTCCCGGTCGGGCATCCGCTCGTCGTCAAGCTGTGGCAGAAGCGGATCTGGCGTGAGGCGCTCAAGGAAACGATGGCCATGAAGTTCATGGGCACGTCGTCCAACAGCCTCATCCAGATCCTCGACGAGACCAGCAAGGGCGCCGGCGACCGTATCCGGGTTCCCCTGCGCATGCAGCTCGCCGGCCGTGGTGTCGGCGAGACCGAGGCGCTCGAGGGCAACGAGGAATCGCTGCTCACCTTCTATGACGACGTGCTGATCAACGATCTGGCGCACGCCGTCCGCAACAAGACCCGCATCGACCAGCAGCGTGTGCCGTGGAGCATGCGCGAGGAGTCGGCCGCGGGTCTGCGCGACTGGTTCGCCGAGCGCATCGACACCTGGGCCGCCAACGTGCTGGCCGGCAACAGCGGCGTGAGCGATCTGCTGTACACAGGCAACCAGACAGCCACCGCGCCGACGACGACGCCCAACAACACGCGCATCATCTACGCCGACGGCTTGTCGACCAGCGAAGCCTCGCTGTCGGCATCGCAGACCTTCAACCTCACCATGCTCGACACGGCCGTCACGATCGCCAAGACCGCGACGCCGCTGATCCGGCCGGTGAAGGTGGGGAGCCAGGAATACTACGTGGCGTTCCTGCACCCGTACCAGGTCCGCAACATGCGGCAGAACACCAACCCAGGCCAGTGGCTCGACATCCAGAAGGCGGCCATGGCCGGCGGGGAGGTCGAGGACAACCCGATCTTCACCGGCGCGCTGGGCGTCTACAACGGTGTCGTGTTGCACGAGTGGGTGCGGCTGCCGGCGGCACCGACCAACGCCAACACACGGCGCGCCGTGTTCGCCGGCGCCCAGGCCGCGGCGATGTGCTTTGGCAAGGGCTACTCGGAGGAACCGCTCTACGAGGAGCAGTCCTTCGACTACGGCCGCCAGTTCGGCCAGTCGGTGCAGACCATCGCAGGCATGAAGAAGATGGTCTTCGGTGGTGTCGACTTCGGCACGATCGTGATCAGCACCTGGGCCGTGGCGCCGTAAGGAGGAGGAAATCCATGGCCAACATCTCAGCCTCCTTCGCCGCCGCCAACCAGCCGCGGCTGCCCAACGGTGTCGAGACCGTCGATGCCTTCCAGACCTACGTGACCTCGGCGACGCTCAGCGCCGGCGACGTCATCCACTTCACCAACCTGAAGGTGCCGCAGGGCGCCACGATCCTCGACGTGCGCCTGTATGGCGACACGCAGGACGGCCAGTCGATCTTCCAGATCGGCCTGGGCGGCGGGATCGTGGCGCCGGCGCTGTTCGGCTCGGCGACCGCTTCGGCGACGCCGGCGGTGAAGACGCAGGCCCAGGCGCTGCCCTACGTGGTGTCGGTCTCCGACGATGCCGCGGTGCGTTACGTCTACCCGACGCTGACGCAGGACGGCGCCGCGACCTCGGGCACCGCCTCGATGTCGCTGGGCGTGCGCGTGACCTGGACGATGAACAAGACGCGTTAGGTCCGCATCAGCCTCGGAAACCAGAACCGGACGATCCGGCCTTCTGGTTTCCGATCTTCCGACTTCCGTTTGAGTCCGGACCGGCAGTGTTTCGGTGGGCGTTCTTCCACCACGTCAGCTCAGGACTCGCCGGCGGCGGGTCTTTGTTCTTCCCTCGGCCCGCCGCCGGAATCTTTCTAGCGAGGCAACCATGGCTGATCGTTGGGGCTACCCCGGTTTTCGTGTCGGACCCGATCCTGCGCTCGATCCCTCGTCGTCACCGCCGGTGTTGGATGGTTTCGACATTCGTCAGCTGTTTGGATTTGGGCCACTAGGAGCGTCGGGCTCTTTTGGAGAATTCCCCACATCGGCGGGACAGTCGTTTGATCCACGTTACTTTGATCGCAGATACGGCAGTCCACCTCTACCCGTTCCGCAGCCATCGAAACAGCCGCGTTTGCAAAACCAAACGCCCCCATATCATCCAGTGCAATCCGAGTTCGGCTCGATTCCGTATGATCCTCGGTTCGACCCACGGACAGTCAATGCGCCGTCGGCTGACCCAGCCGCGCTGACACCTGGGTTCATTGAACAGCAGCGGAAGAGAACTCTGTTTGGAGCGCCGTTCAAGCCAGAGATGCCATGGGATCCTACGTTCGATGCCCGAATCAATCCCGATACAGTTAGGGCGCAACTGCCATCGAAACAGAGGCAGACAGCACCACCGCTGCCAGTTCGGCAGCTTCCGCCGGCACCTGTTTTGGAGGGGGAGCCAAAGCCGACGACGCGACAGTCTCCAGTGCGGCCATATGCGAAGGGGCAATCCCCCGATGGATTCTTCGGGAAAGGAGCCAATATGGAGTTCGGCGTAGGTGGGGTGATTAATCTAGGGCCAGTCGAAGTCAACCCGGGCATCTATTGGAATCTTCTTCGAGATCGCCAGGGCAACTTGCAGCTGTCGCAACCAACGGCTGGTGGAAGGATTAAATTTCCTGGGGGCTTCAGTGTCGGAGGGGAGAAAAATTTTAACGACGGCAGCTTAAAGATTGATGGTCGCTGGACGCGTCGTTTCTAGGTGTGCGGTGATGCATCTCGATCATGCCCTCGGCGCTCTGCAACAGCGCCACGAAAGCATCGCCCGCAGCGTTGCCAGCACGCCCGAGCCCATCCTGGCGCTAGAGCACGATTATCATCGCCTGCTGAACCTGCACCCGGAGCATCCGGCGCTGCTGTTCGGTCTGGGTACCATCTACGCCCAGACCGACCGCAGCGGTGCGGCGATCGCGCTGCTGAAACAGTCGATCGACCACGGCTCGCGCGGACCCGAGCCGTGGTTGAACATGGCCGGTGCGTACAAGAACGAGCACAAGGATGCCAGCGCCGCGGAATGCTATCAGCGTGCGCTCGAGATCTGCGAGCGCCTGCAGCGGCGCAACGACAGGGCGCGGCGCAACGGCAAGGACGTGCCGGTCGATCCGGCGCTGCTGGCCGCCAACCACTGCAATGCCCTGCACGGCATGGCGTCACTCTATGTCAATGCCGGCCAACCGGAGAAAGTGATCGCATGGGCTGATAAGTCGCTGGCCCTTAATCCGCACGATCGCTTTGCGTTGTGGAACAAGGCGCTCGGCCTGCTGGAAAGCGGCCAGTTTCGCGACGGCTTCCGCCTCTACGACGAGGCCGGCTTCATGGAAGGCGGCACCAAGCCGCCGGAACGCAAGCTCAAGACCTACGGCGGCCTGCCCCAGTGGGACGGCACGCCGGGCAAGACCGTGATCTGCTACGGCGAGCAGGGCGTTGGCGACGAGATCATGTTCGCGTCGATGCTGCCCGACCTGATGCGCGACTGCCGCGTCATCATCGACTGCGACCGCCGGCTGGAGACGATGTTCCGGCGCAGCTTTCCGGACGGGGAGGCGGTCTATCCGACCAGTGGCTGGGATGAGCCGTTCCCGTGGATCACCAACCACACCGTAGATGCTTGGGTGCCGATGGGCAGCCTGGGCCGCTGGTATCGGCCGGACGTCGCGTCCTTCCCGCGCGTGCCGTACCTGGCGGCTGACCCCGTTCAGGTCGCCAAGTGGCGCGATATCCTCGGGTCGCGACGCCGGCTGCGCGTCGGCATCTCCTGGGCCGGCGGCCTGAAGAAGACACGCTTCGACCAGCGCAGCATGGAGCTGAGTGCCTGGGCGGATATCCTGCGCGTGCCTAATGTGGAGTGGTATTCGCTGCAGTACCACCCGCAGGCGCCCGACGAGTGCGCCCAGGTCGGCACCAGGCTCGGCGTGCCGATCCACCATTGGGGCGACATGATCGCCGATTACGAGGAGACAGCGGGCTTTCTCGCCAATCTCGACCTGGTGATCACCGTCAACACCTCGCTGGTGCATCTCGCCGGCGCGCTCGGCGTGCCGACCTGGTGCCTGACGCCGGTCATGTGCGCGTGGCGCTACCAGTGCAAGGGTGAAAACCCCTGGTACGGCAGCGTCAAGACGATCCGCCAGGCCAAGGCCGGCGATTGGCCCCCGGTGCTGGACACCGTCGCGGCGGGCCTCGCGGGGCTCGCGATGCGGGAGGCGACGTGATGGCCGACCCCTTCGGCACGCTGGCGCCGCAACAGGGCGGCCTGGAACTCGTTAATCCTCTGGGCATGCTGCCGCCCCAAGATCGGGTTGGTGACCCCGCGGCCAATCTCGCCGCATGGCGCTGGCGGCAATGGGAGAACATGGGCCGTGCGGCGCTGGGCATCGATCAGCTGCCGAACCCGGCGCCCTTGCTGGCCCGAAGTGACCCGATGCAGGCGGCGCCGTTTCTGGTCGGGATGGTGTCGCCCGTCGCCGCCCTCCATGACGGGCTGCGGGGTATCGGCACCATGCAGGCGGCGCAAGCGGCCGGTGACCCGTGGGGCGCGGCGGCTGGCATGGGCAACTTCGCTCTGGGCATGACCGGTGCGCTGCCACTGGCGGGGGGAATTGCCCGCGCCGGACAGGCAATCGACAAAAGCGCCTCGATGCTGGCGCGCGACGCGCGGCTGGCGATGCAAAATGCATCGAAAAGTGCTATGATTTTCGAGCCTCCAACAAGGCCGCCGCGGCCGTTCGAGGCCGACTATCGCAAGGAACCACTCGCCGATGCCAGCGGACGACTCACCCACGACATCGACGGAAACCCCCTCACAGCCGACCGAGTGGCCGGCCGAAATGTGGTGGGCGGAGATGAGTCGGCCTACCCGAGAACGGAACTTAAGTCCCTCACAAAGAGCATCACGGGCGAAGGTCCTGAGAGAGTACCGGCTAGTCGTATCGGCGGTGATGCGGGGCGATACTACGAAATTAGGGACCGACGAAGTGGCAAGATTACTCGCTCAGGAGTCTTGCTAAGAAGCGACTTGGATGAAGCAGCGGCCGATCGTGTTCTGGGCCACGAAGTTGGCCATGTCATATCAATGCGAGGGGCTGCTGACATTCCGACCACCGGCATGGTCACAGACCTGCGCCGGATCTACCACGACCTGAACACCGACCCCACTGACTGGCGTGTGCTGCGGGAAGCCAAAGGCGGCGCGCCCGTAGAGCAGCGTTTCTGGACGAGTCCCGAGTCTCGGGGATATCCGGCGAAGGATGTCAACAACGAGCTGTGGGCCGAGGCGATCCGCGCCTACATGAGTGACCCGAACTATCTGAAGATGACGTCGCCGAAGGTGGCGGCGCGCATCCGCAAGTACGTCAACCCCAATCCCGAGATCAACCCGTACATCCAGTTCAACAGCCTGGCGGCACCGGCTCTTCCGTTTGGGATGCTCCTGCCCTCGATGCTCGACGAGGTGCGCCAGCCGTGATGCTGATATCGGACGCCTACCGCGAGCAGAACCGCGCGTTGCACGCCAGCAACGAACACTACGGCACGTCCGGGAAGGCCTGGGCGCCGAAGGTGCGGCCGCTCGCCGACTGGGGCCGCAAGGCGGTGCTGGACTTCGGCTGCGGCAAGGCCACGTTGGCGCGCCGCCTGGGCGGCCTGACCATGCGGGAGGTGGCGTAATGGCGGATCCGAGTTGGTGGGAACGGCAGAAGCAGGCCCATATCGATTACATGGACCGTGGCGGCCTGCCCGGAACGCTATTCTCAATGTTGCCACGGGAGACGCAGTCATCGCTGCGTCCGTGGGGTGAGATGCTGCGTCCGCTCCTGAACCCGCTCGAATGGACACCAGGCGCTGCAGTGCGCGATACGATGCAGGCTTCAGGCGACCTCTTTCGCGCCGTCGTGGCTGGCGATCCATGGGGCTCGATTGCGGCGGGCGGCAGCATGGCGCTGGCGGCCCTTCCGGGACCGGGGCCCAAAGCACGCCCTGCATTGCCCCCGGCATCAACGCGATCCGAGCTGCTGTCTGTCGACCAGGCGCTGCGCCTGCGCCCCGTCGTGATCGCCACAGATAGACGCGGCGCTGAGGGCATCCTTCGCGAAGGGCAATTCCGATCGCAGCATGAGACCGGCACCAGCCGGGGGAGGTATGACCCTTCGCTACGTGCTGAATTCGAGGAAAAGTACCTCGGTGTTCCAGGAAATACGCCGCCGGAGAAGCGGCCCGTCTATGGTTCGCTCGGGCTTGCCCCCGGGATGCCAGAGGTCACCGGGCCATTCGGCTACGGTCCCTACGTCTTCACCCTCAAGCCCGAAGTGAAGAACCGCGCCACGTACACTTTGGGCGATAGCCTCGATGATCTGCTGATGGCGCGTGACTGGAACCTCCGAGGCTCAGGCAAGCGCGCGACCAGGGTCCATCCCTACATCGAGGCACAGATTTCGCGTCTCCAGCAGCCGGTGACCTTGAATGACGTGGATAGGCTGCTCATTGCCAACCCGCTCCTGGGCAGCTCCGTGATCTCACGCGAGACGGCACGGCGCGGCATTCCATACAACGTCATGCCTCATCCGCTGGCCTTGCGGCCCGGCCATCGAGAGGCAATTGATTGGTGGCGGCAATTCGGCCTGATGGCGCCGCCTGTTACGTTCGGCGCCCTGATGGGGCCAGCATTGCTCGACGAGGAGAACCGCTAATGGGCCGGGCAGCGTGCGATCTCGTCAAGCAGCTCGGCGGCGCGGCCGCGGATCGCCGCATTCGGATGGCGCGCCAGTTTGCGCAGCTCACGCACCACGGACTTCATTTGTGGACGGCACCAGCGGATGCCGCCACCGTCACTGCGCCACGTGGCAAGCGTGTGTATCATGCAGAACAGGTGGCAGGTCGCGTTCTCATTGTCGAACATGCATAAATACTATCGTTTTTGACGGTGTAATGCAATCTATCGTGGGTTGCAGTCTTCATTTTATGCACGCAGGAGTAGCGTATGAAAAGACGCCGACCACGAGGAGACGGCGAGCTTCCTTGCCAATCTTGACCTGGTGATCACCGTGAACACGTCGCTGGTGCATCTGGCCGGCACGCTTGATGTACCGACCTGGTGCCTGACGCCCGTGATGTGCGCATGGCGCTACAGGGGCCCAATGCCCGGGTACGGCAGCGTCGAGATGGTTCGGTAGGAGAGGGCCGGCGACTGGAGCCGTGTGTTGGACACGGTTGCCCCCCGACTCGAGGGCATGACGATGCAGGAGGAGGTGTGATGGGCGATCCGAGCTGGCGCGACTTGAGGGACCCGTTCGATACGCTGTTCCGCATGTTGCCGTCGGAAACGCAGGCATCGTTGCGGCCCTGGGGAGGATTGATGAACCCGCTGGAATGGACACCGGGTGCGGGGATCCGTGATGCCGTGGATGCTTCGGCCGATACGGCGCGCGCGGTGAGGAGTCTCGATCCGTGGGGCACGCTGGCCGGCGTGGGTTACATGGGGCTGGGGCTGCTCAGCGCCATGGTGCCTCCGCTGCGGCAGGTCGCTCCCGCACGGTTGCCGATGCAAAATGCGTCGAAAAGTGCTAGGATTTTCAACCCTCCGACGAAGCCGCCGCGGGCGTTCGAGGCCGACTATCGCAAGGAACCACCGGCCGATGCCACCGGACAACTCACCCACGACATCGAAGGACGAGAGCTCACAGCGCCGCTGGTCGTCGGTCGAAGAATGGTGGGCATGGATGACGTTGCCCTCCCGCCTGCGCAACTTGACACCCTCGGAACGAGCCTCACGGGCCGCAGTCCTGAGAGCCTTCCGCCGAGCAAAATGGGTGGAAACGCTGGCCTCTACCGGGAGTGGTTCGACCCCGTAACGGGCCATCGCGAGCGTGCCATCGCGCTGGACAAGACGCTGCCGGCAGTTCAGGTACCGCGCGTCGTTGGTCACGAGACCGGCCACGGCATCTACGCCAGAATCCCGTTCGGTATCCCGACCGAAGGAGTCGAGCACGGCTACAGCGGCTTGCGGCGGGTCTACAATGACCTGAATACGGATCCTAGCGACTGGCGCATGTTGAAGAGCGCCAAGACCGGCGAGCCCGTACCGCCGCGTTACTGGACAAGCCCCGAGAGCAGGGGGTATCGGGCCGGTGAGGTCGTCGACGAGCTGTGGGCCGAGGCGTTCCGCGCCTACATGGCCAACCCGAACTACCTGAAGGCGACGGCGCCGAAGGTGGCCGCGCGCATCCGCGCGTACGCCAACCCCAATCCGGCAACGAACCGGTACATCCAGTTCAACAGCTTGGCCGCGCCGGCCCTGGCGTTCGGGATGCTGTTGCCCGCGGTCCTCGACGAGGAGCGCCAGCCGTGATGCTGATATCGGACGCCTACCGCGAGCAGAATCGCGCGCTGCACGCCAGCAACGAACACTACGGCACGTCGGGCAAGGCCTGGGCGCCGAAGGTGCGGCCGCTCGCCGACTGGGGCCGCAAGGCGGTGCTGGACTTCGGCTGCGGCAAGGCCACGTTGGCGCGTCGACTCGGGCCGGCCTACCAGGTCACCAACTACGATCCTTGCATTGAAGGCCTCGACACGCCGCCGCCGCCGCATCCCGTTGTCGTGTGCGGTGACGTGCTGGAGCACGTCGAGCCTGAATGCCTCCTCGCGGTGCTCGCGGAGCTGCGTCGCGTGACGCAAGAGGTGGGGCTGTTCGTGGTCCACCTGACCGCAGCCAAGAAGACGCTGCCCGACGGCCGCAATGCGCACCTGATCCAGGAGCCCGCCAGCTGGTGGGCCACGATGATCACCAGCGCCGGCTTCGTCGTTAGGGACCAGGGGCACAACGAACACGAGGCTTGGTTCATCGTGAGGCCGCAGCATGACTGACCCTTTCGGAGCCTTGCTGCCGCCGCCGGAGAGCAACCCCCTGGCTGATCTCAGTGCGTGGCGCTGGCGCAAGTGGACAACATGGCCCGTGCCGCAGTCCGCGCCATTGCTGGCCCAGCACGATCCGTGGGGAGCGGCACCACACATCGCTGGCATGCTCTCGCCGATCGCGGTCGGGCGGGATGCGCTATCGGGAATGGGCGCGATGCAGGCGGCCGGTGACGCCTGGGGAGCGGCCGGAAACTTTGGCCTCGGGGCGCTCGCGGCGGCCCGCTGGACGCCGACCTGGCGCCGATCTGGGGCGGCTTCATGACCACCGATGGTCGCTTCGTCTCGCGCTACGAGGCGCAAAACATTGCCGCAGCCACCGGGCAGCGACGACGGCCAGCGTCGGGGCCGAACCGCTTCGAAGCCCGCTTTGGTCTTACGGCACAGGATGTCACGCAGGCGGCAAAGGCGCCGGCATCAAAAATTCGGGTCGCTGCCTCTGAACCGGGATCGTTGGGATCAGCGGGATTGTGGGGCCGTTCTTATTCGCCGCCATCCACGGGCCCGGGCCCGCAAATCCCAGCCGTGGCCACCGGCGCCACATCGAGCATGCCCACAGGTGCGGTCCCAGCGTTCTACCGCTCCACTCGGCAGGGCAGTCTGGACGCGAAAGGTCTGTCGCCCGAAGAACTTCAGTCATCTCTTTTGGGCGCATGGGATGCCGGCTTCGATTCCGCGAAAGTGCTCAACTATACCGCGCCGGGCAGCAAAGCACCAGAAACGGTCACCGTCGTGCGCAACAAAAACCAGCTGCGCCTGCCCACGGCGCGCTTCGATCCCGCCAAAAAGGACAGCGCGAATCTGCTCGCGGGCCTGCTTCCGCTTACGACCTTCGGTGCACTCATGTCGCTCCCGCCAGAGGAACGCCCATGACCCTGCGTGTTTTTATCGGCTACGACTCTCGCGAGGCGATCGCCTTCGATGTCTGCCGTTTCTCCCTGCTGCAGCGATCGACGATCCCGCTGCATGTCGAGGCACTGCGCCAGGCCGATCTCCGCGAGCGTGGCCTGTACGGCCGCCGCCTGGTCGAGCGCGACGGCGTGATGGTCGACGAGCAGGATGGGCGCCCGTTCTCGACCGAGTTCGCCTTCACGCGCTTCCTGGTACCAGCGCTATGCCAGCATGACGGGTGGGCGCTGTTCTGCGACTGCGACTTCCTGTTCCTGGCCGATGTTGCCGACCTGCTGCCGCTGATAGACGACAGCAAGGCCGTGCTGGTGTGCCAGCAGGCGCATGTCCCCGGCGACGGCACCAAAATGGATGGCTGTGTCCAGCAGAGCTATCGGCGCAAGAACTGGTCCAGCTTCATGCTGCTCAACTGTGGCCACCCCGGCATGCGCCGCCTCACGGTGGCTGCGGTCAACAAAGCGCCGGGCGCCTGGCTGCACGGGTTCGAGTGGCTGCGCGATGATGAGATCGGCGGCCTGCCGCCAGCCTGGAATTGGATCGATGGCGTGACAGGGGGCACGCCCAGGGCCGTGCACTATACGGCGGGGGGGCCCTGGTTCGCCGATCACGAGTCGGTCGCATTCGCCCGCGAGTGGCAGGAAGAGCGCGCCCGCGCCGGCGCAGGACAGATCACAGCGCAGCAAGAGGAGGCGGCATGAGCACGCGATCGACCCTTGGGCCGGAGTCACGGCCATTCCTGCGGCGCCGGCAGGCGCATGCCCTTGAGACAGCGCGACTGGCCGCTGAACGGCAAGCGGTGCGGGCGTGCTGCGTGACGGCACCCGTGAGCGTCCTGTGGGCTGAACCGCTTCCGTCCGAGCCGCGCGTGGGCGGCAACCGGCGCGCCAAGAGGAGGGCACGTCATGGCGACGCTGGCTGACCTGCGCGCGCGCGTCGCCGACGATCTCGATCGCTCGGATCTGATGGTTCAGATCGAACAGGCAATACGGGATGCCGTCGAGCACTACGAAGCGGAGCGTTTCATCTTCAACGAAGCGGTGAACACGCCGGTCGCACTCGGCAGTGGTACCGATTCGGTGCGGCTGGCGTCACTGCCGGCATATTTCACCAAGATCGACCGTATCCGGATCGACGACGGCGGCAGTGGCCTGGTCGATCTGGTGCCGCGCGACTATGCCTGGCTGATGGCGTCGCAGGATGCGAAAGCCACGGCACGGCCGACAGCGTACTGCATCTACGCCGATACGTTATTGCTCGACAGTATCGCCGACCGGAACTACGCCGCGCTTTTGGACGGCGTAAAGCGCATCAGCACGGCAAGTGCCGCGAGCGATGGCAGTGCCTGGTTCAACGAGGGACGACATCTGCTGCGGGCGCGCGTCAAAGCCGAACTCTATGCGCATGTCATCAAGGAAATCGACCAGGCCCAGGTCATGACGGCCGTTGAACAGCGCGCCTATCGGACGCTGAAGCTGAAACTCAACACGCGCAACAGCGGACGCGTCCGCCCGACGGAGTTCTGACCATGGTTGCTCCCTTCCTTACGGCAACGGCCGACAAGAAGAAGGAAACCAACAAGGTCACGAAGCGGAAGCTGCGTCGTCGTGCCTGGGTCGAGATGGCGCGTGCTTTTTTGATCGGACAAAAGAAAACGTGAAAAAACACGTGTCGAGTTTTGTTCTGTTGTAAAGAAAATCGTGTCGATGTATATGGACTTTATTCAAGAGAAATCGTCCCGCCGCCGGGGCTGATCCTGAGGGTATCCGAGGGACAAACGGGCGTTCGTCCGCCGCACGTTACGCGGCAAGCCGCCGCCGGGCCTTAATGCGGGCGATCGTCGATTGCCGCGTCAGGCAACACCGCTTCTTCCTGTATTTTTTGTTGGCAGGCCGGAACAGCCGCGTAGCGACATGCGTCGCATGTTGCCCGCCGCCGAAACGGGGATCTGAGGATGTGGTACGGACAAACGCCGCCCTGGATACGGGCGCGTCAGGCGCCAGGTGCCGGCATGCCGCCCTATGGGCCGAACACGCCGATGCCGATGCAGCGGCCGCAGATGCCAACGCCGCAGGTAGCACAGAGCAACGTGCCGATGCGGCCGCCCCAGCAGGGGCAGGGCGGCTCCGTGAGTCCACACCTGCTCGGCATGTTGAGTGGCCTGTTCAGAGCGCCGCAGGAGACCATGGGGCAGAAAGACGGCGTTTTGGACAACACGCCTAACCCTGCGCTACCGCCGCAGCCAGTGACACCACTGCCGACCGACATGATGCAGCGCAACGGTAGCCTGGAGAACATGCCGGCCACGCCTGGCAGCATCGGTGGTCTGTTGGCCCGGCTGCTGAGCTACTGACATGCGCCTGCCGCTGGGCCCGCTCGCACCCGACAACCCCGATCTCGGCAATGCCGGGCTCGAGGATGCGGTGAACTGCCTGCCGCTGAGCAACGGTTACGGGCCGATGCCTGATGCACGCACGTTCTCATCCTCGCTCAGCGGTACCTGCATGGGCGCCTACGCCACGCGCGACATCAGCGGGGTCGTCAGCACGTTCGCTGCCACCGCAGGGCAGATCTACAAGTCGAGCGCGACCGGCTGGAACAACGTCAGCCGCACCGCCAGCTATACCACCGCCAATGACGGCCGCTGGGATTTCGCCACCTTCGGCAACACGTGCTTGGCCACCAACGGCGTCGATGCCATGCAGGCCTACACGCTGGGCACCTCGACGCGCTTTCGCGACCAGAGCGCCAGTGCCTCGGCACCGCTGGCCGCGCTGATCACGGTGGTGCGCGACTTTGTGTTCGCCGGGCGGCTATCGGCCCAGCTCAACGGCGTGCAGTGGTGCCAAATCAACAACCCGCTGCGCTGGACGGCCAGTGCCCGCCTGCAGTCCGACCGCCAGGAGCTGCCGGGCGAGGGCGGCGCCATCGTCGCCATGACCGGCGGCGACTTCGCCACCATCCTGGCGCAGCGCTCGATCTGGCGCGGTACCTATGTCGGCTCGCCGGTGATCTTCCGCTTCGACGAGGTGGTGCCCAACGTCGGCTGCTTCGCCCGCGGCAGCGCGGCGCGCTTCCAGAACATGACGTTTTTCCTGTCGCAATCGGGCTTCTACGTCTTCGACGGCGCCCAGGCCTCGCCGATCGGCGACGGGATGATCGACGGCTTTTTCAAGGCCGATCTGAACACGGCATTCCGGCACCGGATCACGTCGGTGATCGATCCCATCAACAAGCTGTATGTCGTGAGCTACCCCAGCAATGCCAGCAGCACCGGCATCCCGGACCGGGTGATGCTCTACAACTGGGCGGCCCGGCGCTGGGCGCGGGCAGAGATCACCGTCGAGATGATCTTCGCCGGCCTCACCGGCAGCATGACCCTGGAGCAGCTCGACACCATCTCGGCCAATCTCGACCTGCTGCCGTTCAGCCTCGACAGCGACCTGTGGGCGGGCGGGCTGACCGTGGTGAGCGGCTTCGATGCCGACCATCGCACCGTGACGTTCGACGGCGCACCACTGGCGGCACGGTTCATCACCGGCGAGTCGCAGTTCATTTCCAACCAGCGCGCCTTCGTGAACGCGGTGCGGCCGCTGGTGCAAGGCACGGCCAGCACGGCGATCACCGTGCAGATGGGCAAGCGCGACCGGCTGATCGACGCGGTGTCCTTCACCGCGGCCTCGGCGATGAACGCCAGCGGCGTGTGCCCGGTGCGCGCCAATGCCCGCTTCCACCGGGTGCGCCTGGATATATCAGGCGGCTTCACCCAGGCCCTGGGTTTCGACGTCCAGGCCTCACCGGAGGGCGCGCGATGACTACTGCACCCGCTCTCCGGGTTGAACGCCGGGGACATCGATTCCATGGCGCTTCAAGAAGTCGAACAAGCCAATGGCCAAGGCCTGCGCACCTTGCACCGGCATCACGAGGCGGCCAATGACGACGCGCACAGACTTGTTTTCCTCTCCCTTCACGTGGCTCGCGCGGACAGTTTCGAGAGTCACGCGGACGTTGCTTTGGAAGAGATGGAAGCCGGAGGCGCCATCTGCGAATACATCTGGCGCCTGCACATTGCCGATGAATTCATATACCGGCGCTTGCGGCACCATGCTCGCACCGCCCGTTTTGTCGTCTGGCACTCAAGCCTCCCTCGATATGGAACGGTTCTATGCGTTGAGCGGACCCATGTACCAGGGCACGCCATACGGCCCTGTATACCGCTCCGATGATGGCGGCCGGACCTGGGTGGCGCAACCGGAGGGCGTGCGATGACCCTGGTGCTGACCGGACCGCCGCCGACCTGGAAACCGCAGCTCGAGGCGGCGGACCTGCAGAACGTGAAGCGCGGCGTGGAGTACGGTTCACCGTCACCAGGCATTGCGGTGACGCGCATGGGCAACGGCGATTGGTTCTATGCGGTGGATACGACGGCGGCGAATCGCACCGTGACCTTGCCCGACGTCGCCGAGGCGGCCGGGCAAACGCACATCGTGAAGCGCATCAGCGGCGGCGCCAACAGTTGCACGATCACCGCGGCGGCCGGGCTGCTCGATGGCGAGGCGGCGCACAGCATCGCCGCGCAGTATGGCGTGCGGGGTTACTTCAGCGACGGCGAGGCCTGGCGCGGGACGGGACCGAACGCCACGGCCGGTACCGGCGACGTGGCAAGCGGTACCTACACGCCGACGCTCGCGGGCACCTTGAATGTCGATGCCGTCGCCAACGGCGCCGCCTCGTACATCCGGGTGGGGAACATCGTCCAGGTGGCCGGGCAGTTCGACGTCGATCCCACGGCGGCGGGCGCCACCGGTGTCGGCATATCGCTGCCGATCGCTTCCAACCTCGGCGCATCGTCCGACCTGCACGGCATCGGCTCGGGCGGCGTCGAAGCGAATGGGCGCGTTTTCGGCGACGCCGCCAATGACCGGGCGATGTTCAATTTCAACACCACACTGACGTCGTCGCACACGGTGTTCTTCATGTTCGCGTACCGGGTGCTGTGATGCTGGCGCTTCCTGACATCCGCGGCCCCGTCAACGACCGCGCCTGGGCGATCGAGGGCGTGCCGGCCGATGACGCCGCGGTGCCGTGGCGGCGCTGCTGGGAGCTGCTGTCGCGGGCGGTGGCGCGCTTTCCCGGCGTCACCGACGCCTGGACGTCGGACGGCACCCTTCGCCAGATCATATCAGGCGGTGCCCAGCTGTGGATCGCCTGGAGCTACGAGCGGCGGCGCATCGAGGGCGTGGTGGTGACGCGGATCTTCGACCGGCCGGCGATGGCGCCCGACGACAAGGTCTGCGAGTGCCCCCTGGTCGCCGGCGAGACCATGGCGGCATGGGGACCGCGGATGTTCGCGATGCTGCAGGCGTGGGCGGCCGAGCAGGGCTGCGACGTCATCGCGGGCTATGGCCGGCCGGGCTGGAAGCGGCTGTTCGGCTTCACCGAGGTGGGCAGGACCGAGGATGGCCTGCCGATTCTGATCCTGCCGTTGCGGAGGCACTGATGATGGATTGGCGCAGCATCATGCGGATGCCCTTCGGCGCGATGATGCCGCCGGCACCCGGTGGCGGCACGCCTGGCGCGGGCGGGCAGCCTGGCGGCGCGCCGATTCCCGGCATGCTGTCGCACATGCTGATGCCGGGCTGGCAGTCGCAGTTCAACCGGCCGGCACCGCAGCAGCAGGCGCCACAGACGCCGGCGGCGGCTCCCGCCCCGGCGGTCGACCCGTGGGCGGCCTACTACAGCAATTTCACCAACGTCGGACCGTGAGCGTAGGAGCGTAACATGGGCGGTGGCGGCAAAGGCGGCGGCGGCAAGCAAACCACGACGACCTCGGCGGAGCCCTGGTCGGGTGTGCGGCCCTTCCTGACGGAGGGCTATCAGAAGCTGGCGGACCAGTACAAGGCTGGCACGCCGTCGTACTACCCCGGCGGCACCATGGCCGAAATGTCGCCGTACACGCAGGCGGCGCTACAGGCACAGGCCGCGCGCGGCGCCATGGGCAGCCCGCTCACCACGGCGGCGCAAGGCGAGCTCACCCGCACCATGCAGGGCGACTATGTCGGGCAGCTCAACCCGACGACGTCTGCGGCACAGAACAGCCTGACCAACATCGCCGGCGGCGGCCAGTTGAACGGAATGGCGCCGCTGACCAACGCGGCCCAGGACCAGCAGCTCGCCACCCTGCGCGGCGACTATCTCAACGCCGGCAATCCCTACCTGCAGGGTGCTGTGAACGCGGCGACGCGGCCGATGGTCGACAACTACAACCGCAACGTCATGCCGGCGCTGGACAGCCAGTTCTCGGCCGCCGGCCGCTATGGCAGCGGCGCCCACACCGGCGCCCAGGACCAGGCCACCGACACGCTGATGCGCAACATCGGCGATGTGTCGTCGAACATGGCGTTCGGCAACTACAGTGCCGAGCGCGGCTTCCAGCAGCAGGCGGCCGACGCGGCCGCGGCCAACTACAATGCCGCCGCGAATCGCCAGCTGCAGGGCGCCGGCCAGGCCTTCCAGAACTGGAACGCCGAACGCGACCGGCAGAACCAGGGCATGTTCTTCGCGCCGCAACTGGCGCAGCAGGACTATTTCGACATCAACCAGCTCGGCGCTTCGGGCAGCGCGATCGACGCCTACAACCAGGCACTGAAAGATGCCGATATCGAGCGCTACAACTATGGCCAGAATGCCGACTGGCTGCGCACCCAGGACTACCTCACGACCCTGATGGGTGCGCCATGGGGCAGCACGTCGACGACAACGTCGCCGCGGCCCAGCGCGTTCTCTTCGGCCTTGGGCGGCGGCATGCAGGGCGCCGGCATGGGCAGCATGTTCGGCCCGTGGGGCGCCGCCATCGGCGGCATTGCCGGCGCCGGCATGGGGCTGCTGAACCGGTCCGACGCGCGCGTGAAGTGCGACATCAAGCGGGTTGGCACCTTGGACAACGGCCTGCCGGTGTACCGCTACCGCTTCATCGAGGGCGGCCCGTATCAGATCGGCGTGCTGGCGCAGGACGTCGAGAAGGTCAAGCCGGGCGCCGTCGTGGAGATCGGCGGCATCAAGCACGTCGACTACGTCGCGGCGACGGAGACCTGAGCGATGGCCGACTGGTGGGACGACTTCACCACGCGGGCCGGCAACATGCTGATCGGCCCGCAGACGTTCGGCGCCATGATGCCGATGCCGACCGATCCCGACCAGCGCCAGGCCTTGATCGCCAACGGACTGATGACGTTGGGTAGCGCCATCAGCGAGGGTGCCGTCACGCGCCGGCCGGTGATGGCCAGCATCGGGCAGGGCATGCAGGCGCTGCAGCGGCAAGGCCAGGAGCGTGCCCAGCAGCAGATGCAGCAGATGCTGTGGGCCGGGAAGATCGGCGAGCAGCAGCGGCGCAACCAGACGCTGGACGCGCTGAGCCGCATCAAGGCGCCGCCGGGCTGGTCGGACGAGGCGTGGCAGGCGTTCGTGACCACGGATCCGGGCGAGGCGTTCAAGGTCTACGCCGCGGGCGTGCGCGAGGGGCAGTTCCGGTCGGGCGTCGGCGCCCCGGCGTGGCTGCCGGGTGGGTCAACGGGCGGCGACGGTTCCGGCCCGCCGGGCAGCTCGCCCTACGAAGCGCGTGTGAGTGGCGTCGAGTCACCCGACGGGCGCGACAACATGAAGGGCAGCGGCGCGACCGGCTACTACCAGTTCATGCCGGCCACGGCGCACAGCTACGCCCAGCGCACGACGTGGGGCAGGGGCATGAGCCGCGACCAGGTCGTAGCCGCCCTCAAGGCCGACCCGGCCAAGCAGCAGGAGCTGATGCGCCTCTACACCGCCGACAGCGATGCGACGCTGAAGGCCAGTGGCATGCCGGTCAACGACGCCACGCGTTACGCCCTGCACTGGTTCGGACCCGGCGGCGGCATGTCGCTGTTGCGTGCTGATCCAAATACGCCGACGGCCCAGTGGGTCGGCTCGGTGCGCTGGGACGGCGGCACGTCGCCGGCGACCGTCATCGCGCAAAACGATCTCGGCAAGTATCCGACCGTCGGCGCGCTGCAGGCGGAGATCGGGCGCCGCATGGGCGGCGGCGGCATCACCGCCCGAACCGCCGGCGTTACCTCGCCGAACCCGCAGGCACCAGCCACCCCCGGGCCGGTCCAGCCGGTGCAGTACACACAGGATTTCACCAGCGTCGATCCGTCCGGCGGTGCGATCCGCATCGCTCCCGGCGCGACTCCGGCGCCGCAACAACAGCAGGCGCAACCACCCGCTGCGCCGGCGCGATCCCAGCCACCGCAGATCGATGATCGCAACGACCCGGTCGTGCAGCAGGCGGTGCGCATGCGCCAGACCGCGCGCACCCAGCAGGAGCTCGATGCGGCCGACAAGCTGGGTGCCGAGCGGGTCGCGACCTTGCAGCGGGAGGCGCAGCAGCGGGCCGATCGGCCGGAACGCCAGCAGATGCGGGAATTCGAGGACGGCGTCTATATCGTCGATCTCGACACGGGCGTGAAGCGGCCGACGTTCAGCGAACAGCAGCAGATCAAGAAGGGCGATCGCGCGGGCAACTCGCAGACCGGCCAGGAGATCCTGTGGGACGGAAACCAGTGGCTTGACGTCCAAACCCTGAAGCCGCCCGTCGCGCCACAGCCCATGCCGACGAGGTAGCCATGGCCGATCCCACCTTGCCGCCGGGTTTCATGTTGACCGATCCCGACCGCATCGACAAACGCACGGGCGCGCCCGGTGAAGTGCGCATGCGCGTCGGCGCGGCACCGACGCCGCAAGATCGCCTCTCCACCTTGCGCAAGACCTACCCGGACGCGGAGCCCTATGGCGACGACAACTTCGTCTTTCGAGGCCCTGGTGGACGGCCGACGCTCTACAACCCCAAAGGACTCGACTGGGGCGACCTGGCGTCGCTGCTGCCGGAATACGGCGAGTTCGCCGGCGGGACGTTGGGGGGCATGGCCGCGACATTGCCGGGCGTGCTGGGCGCGGTGCCCAGCTTCGGCGCGTCGCTAGCGACGATACCGGCCGGCATCGGCCTGGGTGCCGCCGCCGGCCGTTATGGAACGGAGCTGGCTGCCCATTATCTGATGGGGACCGACGACACGCGCAACATCGGCCAGCGGATGGCCGATACCGCGATCACCGCCGGCACCAATGCGATCGGCGCCCGTGTCGGCGAGATGGTGGGCCCGGCCGTGCGCGGCGCGATCGGCCCCGTCCAGTCGGCCCTGATGGGGCAGAGCGGCCGCCAGGTGGCCGATGACTTTGCCTCGACGGGCGTGCGCCAGACTGCAGGCGCCCTGACCGGCAACCGTGCCTGGCAACTGGCCGAGAAGGGGCTGGCCGCCACGCCGGGCGGCGCCCGTGTCATGCAGGACGTGGCGAAAATGCAGTGGGACGACATCGCGCGTGCTGCCGGGAACATCACTAAGGATATCGGCACGGCGACGACGCCACAGAAAGCGGGCAGCGTGATCCGCACCGGCGCGAAGAAGGCCGCCGACCGGTTCAAGGAAACGCAGGATTTGTTCTACAAGATCGCCGACCACTATGCGGGCGACAAAGCGAAGATCGTTCCTGTCGTGACGCGGGACCTCGCCGACACGATGCGATCGGAGTTGGCGAAGGCGCCGGTATCGCGGCGTGGCGCGCTGCAAGGAGCGATCGACCGGACGCAAGGCGTTCTCTACGACGCCCTCGATACTCGTATCAACATGGAGACGTGGCGGAAGATTCGAACGGATCTCGGGCGCGACGTCGATGAACCCCTGCTCGCGGGCAGCACCGGGAGCCAGAACGAAAACCTGAAGCGTCTCTATGGGGCGATGACGGACGACATGCGCGCGGCCGCCGCTACGGCCGGACCCGATGCCAAGCGAGCTTTGGACATTGCCGATCGGTACACGCGCTTCAACATGAACATCAACGTGCCGCTGCTGAAGAAGATCACCGATATGGGGGCCGACGAACAGGCGTATCAGTGGGCGATCGGCGAAGCGGGCAAGGGTGGCTCGCGCCTGCTGGCGCTGCGCAAGAACCTGACGCCCGACGAATGGAAGGTTGTCAGCGCCACCGTGTTCGATCGCCTCGGCCAGGCGGCGCCGGGCGCGCGCGGCGCGGCCGAGCTCGGCGGCGTCGCCAATGACTTCTCCGTCAGCACCTTCTTGACCAATTGGAACAAGCTGGCGCCCGAGGCCAAGGACGCGTTGTTCGGCGGTCGCGACATGAAGGGAACCCGCGAGGCGATCGATCAGCTGGCGCGCGTCAGCAACCGCGTGAAGGATGTCGAGCGGATGAGCGGTCCCACGGGCACGGCGCTCAGTATGTTGACTGGCGGCTCGATCGCGTTGGCCGGTGAGCGTGCGCTGTCGGGTGATATCGGGGGCGCCGCTGGCATCCTCGCCTCGATGACGGTGCTGCCCTACGTGACGGCGAAGATGATGACCAACCCGACCTTTGTGCGGTGGCTCGCTGGCGTGGAAACCTTCGGCAAGGGCGCCAGCCGCGACGCCATGATCGGGCGCCTGGCCGCGATCGCCGAGGCCAACCCCGAGATCCGAGACGAAACGCTGCGCCTGCAGCAGGTGCTTAGCTCAGGTGATGCAGGAGTAGTGCGCCGATGAGCATCGCCACATACAGCCCGCCCACGATGCTCATCCCCCAGACCCGCCAGGGCTGCCAGTATATGTACCGCCAGCCGTTGCCGGCATCGCGGTTGCGCACGTGGTTGAGCCGGGCGACGAACACCAGGCCGGCGATGCACAGCACCAGGGGTAGGAAGTCGAGCATGGCCCTCAACGTAGTCAATGCCGGCTCCGCCGGCAAGGAGTAGCGTATGGCCCTTCGTCACTGGAGCACCACCCCCAGCGGCAACGCCAACACCGCCGGCATCAACTGGGCCGAGGGCCAGCCGCCGTCGACGGTGAACGACAGCGCCCGCCAGGAGATGGCCCAGGTCCGCCAGCAGTACCGGCCGGACCAGTGGCACTGGGTGGAGCTCAGCAACACGGCCTCGGTGGCGTCGCAGACCAGCTTCCGGGTGTCGACCGACCTGACCAGCGTGTTCCACGCCCAGCGCCGGGTGCGGCTGAGCGGCGGCAGCACCACGCGCTATGCGTCGGTGGTCTCCTCGAGCTTCACGGCCGAGACGACGGTGACGCTCGCCATCGACGCCGGGTCGCTGTCGTCGTCGCACAATATCGCGGCGCTGGGGCCTTCGGTGACGGCGTCGCCCTCGCGCGGCTACCTGCCGCTCACCGGCGGCACGATGACGGGCGACGTGAATATAGCGGCGGGCGGCAATCAGGTCAGCCTGACCACCGATGGCGCCATCGAGATCACACGCGGCGCGGGTGGCGCTTTCGTCGACTTCAAGAACGCGCCCGGCGATGACTTTGACGTACGGTTGGCGCAGGCCGGGGCCAACGGCCTCTCCATCACGGCATCTGGCGGCGTGTCGACGTCACACGGGCTGACGGCTGGCGGCACGGTAATCGGCGCCCATCTCAATACGCCCGGCACCCTGGTGGTGGGCGGGGCGGCGCAAGTCGGCGGGCGCATCACCCAGAACGACTCCGAGATGTGGATCAACGCATCCGGCACAACGATCGCCCGCAATCGGTTCCTGACCAACTCACGGCAATGGACGGCGGGCGGCATCGGGTTGGCCTACGCGATTGCCGACGAGTCGGGCAGCCAGCAGCGCCTGGTGCTCACGGCTGGTGGGGATGCCGAATTCCTGGCCGGCAACGGCATCCTGAAAGGCCCGGGCATCTTCTACCCGCAGGGTAGCCTGGCGAATTTCAACCTCCGCTTCGACGGCGCCAGCACGATCCATGAGCACAATCTCAACTGCTACAGCTACTACACGCGCGCCAACGGCAATTGGGGTTGGGTGGTCAACGCCACGCTGATAGCCGAGTTGAATTTCAACCAAGGCCTCGGCTTTCGCTCGCCGAGCAATGCGAAGGCGTGGGTGTATGCCGACGGCTCGTCGATCTTCAGCAGTCATAATGTAAGCAGCGTCAGCTACGTCGGTGTTGGCGATTATAGGATCAATTTCGGCGTCGCGATGCCGAACGCCAGCTATGCGGTCGTCGGTTCGGCGCAGCACACGGGGGCTGCCTTCATCCTGGGTACTACGGCGGCCAGGAACGCTACCTCCTGCGGCGTACAGGTGCGCAGTCATATCAACAATCTGGCTGATGACCAGTGGTCCGCCGCCATCTTTGCAACGGGGCTCTGATATGGCCGACAAGCGAATCGCTTACAACCCTGCCAGCGGCGGCGCTGCTGTCGTGGTGATCCCAGCACCGCAGGCGCGCGGCTGCACACTCAACGACGACGGTGATAAGCTGTTCGTCGCGTTCCCCAACGATGCCGCAGTGCTCCGGGCAATGCTCGCGGGCACGCCGTCTGACATGGCCGACACGCTGGCGAACCCGTTCCCTGGGCTGACCACGAAGCTATACCGCGGCGAAACGGACGATGAGTTTTTGGCGCGGATCGGTCGCAAAGATGTGCCCGTCGATGCGGAGAATGTGGCCGTGATCGATGCGGCCGATGTGCCGGCTGACCTGACGTTCCGGAACGCCTGGATCGTTCAGGCCGGCCGCCTCGTGCACGACATGCCGCGCGCCCGGGAGATTTGGCGGGGCAAGATCCGCCAAGCTCGGGCGCCGCTGCTGGCTGTTCTCGATGTCGAGTATCAGCGCGCCGATGAGCGCGGCGACGCGGATGCAAAGGCGACGATCGTCGCCCGAAAGCAGGTGCTGCGCGACGCGCCGAATGATCCTGCGATCGAGGCGGCGCAGACTGTCGATGATCTCAGGGCGGTGTGGCCGCTGCCATGAGCGCTTCAGCCCGACTTACGCGCCGCCAGGTGTACGATCGCCCACGATGGATACTTGGCGTTCCAGGGTTCGATCTGCTCGTGCCCCAGAAGCTCGGGCGGCGGCACAGTCTTGGTGCGGTGCTTGTAGGCGCAGGCCAGCACCTCAAGCCCGGCATCCCTGAAGATCAGGGACAAAGCCTCGGTCGAGAAGCGCCAGAAGTCCTGCGGGTGGCCGTGCAGCGGAAACGTCTGGTGCGTGGCGACGTAGCAGACCCCGCCGGGAGCCAAAACGCGCGCAACCTCTTTGGCCGCAACCCAAGGTCTCTCCAGGTGCTCAAACACTGCGCCCGAGACAAAGGCGTCGAAACGGTTGGTCCATTCGGCCGGCAGGAAGTGCAGATCGGCGACCACATCGACGTCCGGCCCGGACAGAATGTCGATCATGGTGTACTGCGCGCGGTTGACACTGGGAAACAGCCCCATGTGATGAGTCGAGACCCCCGGGACCGATTGCGCCGTGCCGGCTTCCAAAACAGTCGTTGGTGGTCGCGCGCGTATGTCTGCAAAAAACCTGTCCCAAGGAGTGTCGTCGATTTGCGGCTCTTCTCGTGGCGTTGCGCGGGAGCGGCTGAAAAGGGACGTGATGCTCATGGCCGGAATCTACCCTGGGACCTCGCGCCCGTCACCACCGTAGTGGTGGCGTCATGACCGACCAACCCCGCAAGCTGGACCAACTGGCACAGTCGGCGGTGCTCGCCGTCGCCGCGCGCTGTGTCAACGTCATCGGTGTGCCGGCCATGCTGGGCGCACTGTTCTGGCTGTTCTCGACGGTCAACAGCCTGGAGCGCGAGGTGGCCAAGCTGCCGGTCATGTTCCAGGCGATCCAGCAGCAACTGGACGCCCAGGGTCGCCGTATCGACGGCCAGGACACCCGCATTCAGCGGCTCGAGGAACCGTACTTCCGCAACAAGAACTAGGTGAACCATGCCCACCCCGCATGAAGCACTCCGCCGGGCCATCGCGACATGGGAGGGTGGCTTCCAGGCCCAGGCCGCGGATCCCGGCAACTACGTCACCACGACCGACGGTAGCCGGCGCCTGGTGGGCACCATGCGCGGCGTCACGCCCGCTGTGCTGGCGGCGCATCGTGGAATCGCCGTGGCGGGTCTGACCAGGGGCGTGATGCAGTCGGTGACCTTGGAGGAGGCGGCTGAGATCGGGCTTACGCGTTTCTACAAGGGGACCGGGCTGGATCTGCTGCCCTGGGGCCCGGCGACGGAAGCGCTGGTGGATTTCGCTTGGGGTTCCGGGCCTGGCCAGGCCGCGCGCTCGCTGCAGCGCATGCTGGGTGTCGTGGTCGATGGCGCCATTGGACCGATCACGGTTGACGCCTACGCGCGGTGGGTGGCAGGGCAGGGCTGGGAGGCAGCGACCCGTGCCGTGCGTGACATGCGGGTGGCGTTCTACGACCTCATCATTCGGCGGAATGCGGTGCTCGGTGTGTACCGACAGGGGTGGCGCAACCGCGCGAACTGGATGACGCCGGAAACGGCTGAGTGGTGGGCGCATTGGCAGGCCGAGCCGGCGCCGTTGCCGGTGGTCGCTGATGTCTATGCCGGCGCACTGCCGCAGCCGACGGAACCCGCGCCTGTCGCACCTCCGGTGGCGAAGGAAGGCGCCGGTGGCAACCAGGTGCTGGCGATGCTCACGGCCGGCGCCGGCATTGCCACGCCGATCGTGGCGCCCTTGCTCAGCGCCGATTGGAAGGTGGTCGCGATCATCGTCGGCGCCGTCGTGGTGATCGGCCTGACGGGGCTGCTGATTTGGCGCGAGCAGCAGCGCAAGGGCGCGGCGGGGGTGGGGCTGTGATCGCCTTCCTGGCCGGCCCGCTGGGTAAGTACCTGGTTGTCGGTATCGGCGCTGTTCTGCTGGCGGCGGCAGCGTACCTCTACGTCTATCATCAGGGCGAGGCGGCGGCCGGTGCGGCTGCGGCGGCGCTGGCGCTCGAGCGGGCGCGAGCGGCGGCCAAGGCGCGGGCGAAGGTGGACAACCGACCGGAGGCGATCGATGCCGATCCGTACAATCGCGATCGTCGCTAGCCTGGTGCTGGGCGGCTGCACGTCGACGGTGGTGGATAGTTCATGTTCTGCCTTCCAGCCGATCACCTACAGCGCGCGCGGTGACACCGACGACACCGTTCGGCAGGTGCGCCAGCACAACGCGGCCTGGCAAGCACTCTGCCGATGA